GTTTATCAGGGATATTTTCTGTATCACCGTCTTGTGCAAACACAAACCCCATGCTTGCCATTGTTTCCATTTCAGTAGGTGTACAGTGAGCACGAAATACAAAAAGTCGGCAAGTAAGATTGTCCTTACTATAGTAAATTCTATAACTTACCCGTTCCACATTCAATGCGTTAGCAAGGTCGTCTAAAGAAAAACTTTCGGGCCAGTCATCATCTACACTATTACGTGTCTTTTCAAAATAAAAATCCTGCATTATTTTGTTACTCTAATAACAAAATAAGAAATGCCAAAAGCAATGCTAGCAAGGGCTCACCTACGAACACTAACATTAGTACAGCAATCCAAGCCATTATTGTTCCTTAGCTTGTTCTTGTACGATTGCTTTAGTCTTGTTGACACCGTTGTCAAGCATTTTAGCAACACCAGTAAAGCCTACTGTTGCGACTACGATACCAAGAATGAATGCGATTAAATGGCTCATGTGAAACTCCTGTGTGTGAAAATATGATTGTAGTATACTATATAAAGGTTATTTTGTCAAACTACCTTTACCCGATTCAGTTGCGTACTGTTGTCACGGTGTGCTTTAACAGTACCCTGAATTGTGTAAGTATCTCCTACTTCCAATCTATCAATATGATTGTAAGCAAAAAATACTACTTGGTCGTCACTTGTGATACCTGTGAAATAACTTGTGTTCCACTTTTGGCTGTAAACAGTTTTCAGTACTTCAATAGTAACCGTAATTTTGTCACCACTTGTACCAATGTATCCGCCGGTAGCAAATTTAACTCGTTGGTCTGCACCATCACGTTTGACACCGCGCTCGTAGCTTTGAGGCAAACTAACGATAACCGCCATATCATAATTAGAGTCAATTACATTACGATTACTAAGTACCATAGCATTGTTGTCAAACTCACTTAATTTAATACCTTTGAGAATTTTAAAAGTATATGCTTGGTAGTATTGACGAACTTTTTTACCTTGCTCACGGGACTCATCTGTAATTTGTGTAGTGTCCGCCAACAACAATTCTACTATTGAACGATTAGATTGTTTATCAGTACTACCTGCCTTGACATAACTACCATTGATACGTTGAGCCATGCAAGCAGCCGCCCATACGTCATCCGCCGCATAACTAAATGTAGGTTGTTTAGGTTTATTGCGATAGGTTCTTGTGTTTGGTGTATCGTCATCCTCATGACCAAGACGTTGAATGTCACGACTTGACCAACCTGTAACATCTGTAAATCCAGGCATGATTACTCCTTAGTACGTTTCTTTGATGATATCAAATTTATCAGCAGGATATTTTTCTTTGAACTCGTCAGACTTTACATATTCATTGTAAGACTTGGCATCAAAGAAAACCCTAGTAAAAATGCTTTGCAGTTGACCCTTAGGAGTAACTGTAAGATATATTGATTTTGCTTTACCTGCCATGATTAGTTGCTCCAAAAAGATTCGCTAGACGGTGAACAGAAATACGGGGTATCATAACGCTCCTGATATGTTTTACCAGTCATCATATTACGTTTGGTTACCCAAGTCTCACGTGCCTCGACAATGAAACCCAACTTAGTTTTTGACTCAATCACAGCCTGAATGTAGGCTCTAGTGACAGGGGCAAATTCTTCTTTAGTGACAAGACGCTTACCGCCTTTAACACGTTTATCAGATTTGTACAGTTCCAATGTGTATTCAACTAGTGCAGACATTTCAACTCCTTTAATCAATCAATACAAGTATTATATACCCAAATCCATTTATTGTCAACCTTAGGCCGCTTTTCTGAAGTAATTATAGGGCAATCCCTGAGTAAAGCAAAAGTATTCATAATCACCGTTAGCACCCTCAGCATCCATCAACCAAGCAATCACACGTTCACGATTGGTACCAGTATGCATGAGGTTAGTAATAGTATCCTCAAACTTAGCAATAGCAACTGCCTCAGCAATTTTACGTTGGGCATCCTCTTGTTCAATAGCAGTAGCCAATGAAGCAAACTCTGCTTCAAAGACCTCAAGGGTCCAACCAGAAGTGTCAACACCGCGAGGGCGAACGCCATAAGCATCCTTGTACATATCCCAATATGTGCATTGGGCTTGTTCCAACTCAGACATTTCTTCCCAAGATTTGAATTCGTTTGACATTTCGTTCCCTTTAATCAATCAATACAAGTATTATATACCCAAATCCATTTATTGTCAACCTCAGGCCATTTGCTTGAAGTAGCTATAGGGCAGACCCAAATCATAGCACAGGTATTCCCAGTCGCCATTGGCGTTGCTAGCATCCATGATCCACTTAAGCGCGGTCTCACGATTGCGAGCACCCATGCAAATGGTGTTCATAACATGCTGTTCAAATTTAGCAATGGATTCTGCCTGTTCGGCTTTGCGATGGGCTTCCTCTTGTTCAATAATTCCACCAAGGTAATCAAACTCTGCTTGGAACTCAGCAAGAGTCCAGCCCGAGGTATCTACATGTCGGGGACGAAAACCATGAGCATCCTTGTACATATCCCAGAAGGTCTCACGGGCTTGTTCCAACTCAGACATTTCTTCCCAAGATTTGAATTCGTTTGACATTTCGTTTCCTTTTCTTTACTGTCTAAGATTCTATTATATACCCAAATCCATTTATTGTCAAGTTTTGGGCTTCTCAGCACCGACGATCCCCCAATGATCTCCGTAATCAGTGACAAAAATCTTACGACCAAAAACTGTCACAAAACCATACTCACCGTCTTGATAGACGTTGACCGGATCCGGGATAATAGTCACATTGCGAACTATTTCACAGTAATCCCAGCGCCTAGTAGGAAGTGTATTTTTGAAATATTTATAATTATCACTACCTGAAACAAAAAGTTTTACCTTCATGACTAGCTCCTTTAATCAATCAATACAAGTATTATATACCCAAATCTATTTATTGTCAAGTTTGGGTAATGTAACATTAAGTATTACCTTTTGTCACAGTACTCAAACAGGATCCACTTAGCACGATTCAGTGCTTGGCGAACATCTTCAATGACCATGAAATCGTAAGAACCACCGTTATCATGGGCGATCATTTCCTGACAATCAGACATGATGCTAGCTGCCATCATAGCAGGACCGCTATGACGAAAAGTAAGACTTTGTTCTACAGCCTCACGCATTTCAGATTCGGTGACACCATACATACGAATCTCACGTTTTTGTTGGTCTGACAGTTGGTCATAAATTGCAGTCATACAAGCTCCTTTAATTAATCAATACATGTAGTATAGCACCAAATCCATTTATTGTCAAATTTTGGGCAAAAAAAAGCCCCGACTAGCGGAGCTTCTTTTGAAACTAAAAGTATTACTTTTTAGTTGTAGTACCTTGATTTACAAAACTGTACATCTTTTCAGCAGTTTCTAGAATCTTGTCTAGACCTGGATGCTCGGGCATCTTAACTGTGCTAACAATTTGATTAGTCTTTGGATCACGTTCTGCTGTCATTTCCCAACCTGAAAATTTGACATGGAAGTCATCACTAATTATATCCTTAGCCATTCCTAGAATGTCTGTGCGAATCTCATAGCCGTTTTTGTTGAATTTAACTTCTGGCATCTTTGGTGTTTCAAAATTTGACATATTTTTCTCCTTTAATGTGTGTATGTCTGTTGTGTTCCCTATGAACACGATTGAAGTATATCACTGACGCAATATACTATCAATTCTTTTGGGTATTAATAGTATTTGGACCTATCAGATTTACGATTTTCGTAAATCACTTCTCCCCAACGAATTAAAAATTCATAGAATTTGCATAAGGATTTCATAGGATAGAATCCTTTCTATGATGGTATTCTAATGTATATCGCTCTACATCACCACAGTTTTGTGGACAACGGTTAACAATATATGTTTCTAGGTCAGTCCCGTAGGTTGATTTTTTAAAGAGGTTTCTGATAACCTCTACTAGAGAGGATATCATAATTACTCAGCTTTTTTACTTGCGGCTTTGGATTTGTTTTCTTTTTCGGTGCTTTGTTTCACATAAGCATCCCAACCAGCGCCAAACCAATCAATGTTGAATGGGTTCATTATTTTCCCAACTTTGGCTTCTGAAATTGCTTTACCAGCTTCAGTAACCATGTCAAGTTGAGTTTGTACTGCGGTGTGTAGAAAACTAGATTGCTTGTTGACATAATCTGTCCAAGCCATTTGTAGTACGGGGTTTTTGATTTGCTTGGCAATGAATTGTTTCTTGCCATTTTGAATAGTGTCGATACATAAATCAAACATGTTAAACATAATAATCTCCTAATGTGTATGTGTTTAAGTCGAGTTTTTATACAGAACTCATAACTGCACTAATATTTATGCCTGACTGTGTTTCTCTCTAAACTTTTTCATTGCTAGATTTCTAGCAAGAAACAATCTAAATTTTACATGATCCGACAAGTCATCTGTATCAGCTTCGTGGTTTACAATCTTTGGACGGCTATAACCACGATGCGCCACTATATCTGGACTTGACGAATCATCGTCATTGTCATCTTCTAAATTACTTAGATTTTTTACTGGGACTTTTAGTGGCGTCTTTCTTAACCTTTTTGTCTTTCTTCTTTTTAGCTAATAACATTTTGTTACGTGCTTTATCTTGTGGAGATACTGCTGGAACAGGAGGACGTACATCTTGTGTTGTTGGTGCGGGTTTAACATCTGCGGCAAAACTTGATGCCATCATAACTGATGTTGCGATTAAACTTAATAGTAATTTCATTTTGTTTCCTTTGTGTTAAATGATATATATACAACGCCTTAGGCATCATATCCGTTGACAACTATCCACCTCTGCTTGCCCGTCTGACTACATTCGCACCACCAAAGCCTTTTGTATTTGCTTTTGGTCCTTGTTTCTTTGGTGCCTTACCTAGTCCAGGATGAAGTTCATTGTTATTCTTTTTGGCTTCGTTAGCCATATTGATAAACGGGTTCTTGCTTTTCTTTTCTTCGGTCATCTTGATATCCTTACTGATTTTAAGTAGCTGTCCAAATCACCATACAAACTAAGCATCATAGCAATCTTGCTATCATACAATCTAATGTAAGGTTTACTTTTCTTGCCTTCAACTTTATTTACACCTATATAATAGGGGCAACGCATTTTCTTCCCCAACTCAATCATATAACTATGATGACTATCTTCTGGTTTGGGTGTAAAATCATATTGGTAAAATTCAATTTGTGCTGTACGAAAATGTACATCACCTAATTCACTTAATCGCAATACTTCACTATTTGCACCTGTATACCACCAAGTACGTAATGCATTTTCTTTTGATAGGTCGGACCATGTTGGCAATTGCTTTAGTACAATTTCAGTTATTGTTTCTTTGTATGAAGGCTTAGTCATCTGGATAAACTTTTGTCCCGGTGTTCATAAACACTACGGAAAATTTATCAGTTTTAAATTGTGAGTTGAGTTTTCTGCACAGATTACGTGCATGTCCAGGATTACTAAAACTGGTCTTCTTGTATTTAGGAACACTTTCACTATCGTAGGCGTGCTGGCTTTTTAAGTTAATAGGTTGCCCGTCATAAAACACAGCCCATATACCGGCTGCTTCTACGATTTGGTCAGATTTATAAGTTACCTTATCTACTGATTCTAATATAACTGTGGGCTGTGTTCTGGACATTTACCACTTTCCGCCTTTCATTTCTACTTGCATGACCTGTTCTTTATTTTGCACAGGCTTAGATAGACTGTCCAGTTTTTCTAACGCTAATTTTGCGATTTCATCACGCAGTGCCCTAGCTTCTTCCATAGGCATGACAAACGCTTGGTTCTGTCTACCTTCCATGCTGGATACTTTATCAATGAAACGCTCAATATTAATCATATACTATTTATCACACTTTTGGCTTCATTTTCAGTCATAAACGGTCCATAATACTCATATCGTTGAATAAAAATGTATTTAGGACATAGAATTGTTAGATATTCTTGACCTTGTTTAATTGAGTACCATCCTGCGGCATGAAAACACTTGCTTCTTGCAGTCTTGGTAAATATATGAATCTTGCGTTTGATATCCAATACTGAGTTGTAAATCTTGCTACCACCTGTAGGATATGTAGCGTATACAGGATTACTGGATTTCTTTTCTTCTTTGGTCTTAACAAACTCAATCTTTGTCTTAGTAGCAATTGCTTTGGTAGTTGGATAATGTGTTATATTGTTTCCAATCTTTACATCATATCCGCTACCGTCAGCAATTACATTACCGACTTTTCTTTCACCATCTGTTACTACCCAGTATTGATTCTTTACAATTGGTTTAGCTATTAGGTTCATCATTTTTATCCTTGGTTAATTCTGCTACAAATAAGAAATGTTCGTAGGCTTTTCTAACTGCTGGTACAGTTAGTAGTTTATCTGCTTCCTCTTGCATTGCTTTGACTGCTTCCTCACATGCTTCTCTAGCACTGGGCCATTGTAGTGCGTGGTTATCTTCACCAAACGCTTTGCTTAGTTCGTTCCAGCAACGTATTTGTTCTTCTGTTAATTTTGTTTCTTTACTAGCAGGACGCATGTCAGTGGCTTTTCTAATTACCTCACTAATCTTATCCTCTGCTACACGACCAGCCGCAATCATTGGTGCATATGCAGGGTTTATATTGTAACGTGTTAATTTTCCACCTGGATAAACCTGTATTAGATGAGTACCTTTTGGTAATGCATCACTAAGTTTTTGATCGTACTCATACACGGCCCTGTATCTACGACCCACTTTTTTATAATAAGTTATTTTTTCGCTCATGTGATAATAGTATCATATTTTACGATAAATGTACAGAGTTTTGGTTAATTAATTTTTCCACATCTCATACATAAATTTGAATTTATCTTCCCAAATTATCAGCGTAACATTTCCTGAGATAAAAAGAAAGTCCCAGCCCACACCTCTTTCCCCGAAATTGCGTCTACACCACTTTACAATATCTGTTGGATCTTCTTTTTTCTTTTTGCAGTCATAGACATATTGAACTTTGTTACCTCGGTTGATATAAGTTTGGTCAATTATCTCATATTGTATTTCATCTTCTCTGACTGGGTATGGCACAAATATATCTTGAGTTTTTAGTATTGCCATTATTGATACCTTAGTGTGAACCACGTTGCTAGTGATTCTTTGTAAAATGTAAAGACAGTACAACAGGGTTTAGCTGGCCCTGAAAATCTATCATTGATACTAGGATAATATCTAAAATCAAAGTCAATGCCTTGACCATATCCCTTACTACGCAACTCACCGATTATTTCAATAGCCTGACCAGGTGACATCTCATTCATTTTAACCTCTATCATTGCGGAAACATTATCAAAAAGAAACTAGCATATCGTTCATCTTCTAAGGTAAGAGTCCAATGTTTACTAGACACACCCGGATCCCATTGTTGTTTTGCTATCCAACCTTGACCACCTATACTGTTATGAATATAATGCAATCTAGGCCCAACATTCTTTGCTAGCCATCGTTCTTCCCATGCCTCTAATCCATTTTTAAGTTTGATAGTTATTGCCATCTCATTGTAAACCAAAAAGCATCTTTGTCATCATTAAAATGATAATCTATAAAAGTAGTGAACATATCTGATAAAGTTCCATGTATTGTACATGAAAGATAACTCTTACAGTGTTCTCTAGCCCATTCTTTTGGTTCTTCTTTGTTTAGATTTCTTAGTGTTACTGTGTATCTCATGACCACCTCAACATAAACCATTCGCAATCTGCCTTGTCTCTAAACAAAAACTTAGCATTGTTTACATACCACCTATCACCAGGAGTCCATACACCGGGTGCGCCGGGTGTGCCACTGGGTCCAAATATGGAAACACACCAAGCAATCATTTCATTCCATTCAAAAGATGATATTATGGGATCAATTTGATGATAAGGAATTTCATATACATACGCTGTTCCACCATAATTTATACTACGCATTGCCGCCCATCCACCATTAGATCCATATAACTTATTGGTCATTTGCCGTTTCTTAATCACCGATTATCTTTGCATTAGTTCATTTGTGAAATTAAGTAAAAGTTTGTGATGTACGCCATCATGGTAATGTGCTTTCATCCAGCTATAACTTTCATACCAGAATGGTTGACTCTCCGGGTGACACCCAATCAATCCTAATCTGTTCTGAAATATAGCCATTGCGTCTCCATTACTATAAGTAGCAACTGTCTCAAACTTTGTATCATCGCCCACTAAAGCACATCCATCATACCAGAACATTTTGGTTGAAGTGCCTCTCCAAGTGATAGGCATGTTCTTTGCATGTGGTCTACGTGTATCAGTTCCCGGACGACTTAAGTATTGTACAGCATCTACATCATTAAGTAAAGAGAAATAGTGTGAACCTGCCCAATATGCGCCCATGCATATTCCCAGATATCGTCCACCATTATTAATGAAGTCAACCACACGCTCACCATTGTGTTGTAATAGTTTCTCGTAACTGTTGCTGTCTCCAAACCCACCGGGAACGGCTATCATATCAACTTTTTTAAAGAAGTCTTTTTCTAATGCATTCTTGGAAAATAGTTTGAAGTTGTACTGAGAATTTAAGGAACTGATAATTCCATTAGAACTCTGTACTGAGCATTTTGGGTCTGCTACGAAAAGGGCGATTGTTGGTTTCATTAGAGTAATATTTAGTCATTGAATTATTACACTATTATAACCACCTTAAGCTAAAATAGATAGCATCTTTCTCGTTTTGGAAATAAAAATCCATATAGTCTTCCGTACAAACTGTACTGAATCTATGCCCGGGCAACCCAAATTTCTCAAGAGCCCAGGCGCAGGTCTCATTCCATTTATTTTCCTCGTCATGCCAAATATTCTCTGAATTCCAGGGTAGTCTTACCTTGTACTCGTTCTTGTGAGTTTTCTCAACCATTAAGACGGAACTTCTTTAGATAGTCTTTAGCAACATCTAAGTTTTCAGCGTCATACACTGGTTTCTCTGGTTCGTCAGGTGTCGTAAAATGACACAGTGTCATATCTAACCCAAACTTACTAGCATAATAATCAACAAGACTGTCAATCAATGCACCAAGCATTTTTTCATCTAAACAATCTAGCCCTTTAATATTTAATTGGTATTGGTTGAAATCTTCATCATCATTCATTTTAATCTACCTCATTTTCGTATGGAACATCTACCCAGCCAAGTTTCAAAAAATCTTCTTCAATTTCATCAGTTATTACACCCTCGGGTACATATTTTAACTGAGTTTCACCGACACCTTCACCTATAACGTCACCTATTCCAGAACAATACCAATCCATGTAATCACCTTCTTCAAGAATTTTTGCTACAAGTCCACCTGCATAACGCCAAGTACAAGCCCAAGTTTCTTCTTTTAGAATAGGCCAAATCTCACGTTTTTGCCACTCAGTGTTGCACAATGCCGCATAGATATTTTGTGCATAGGATTTATTAGCTTTTGCTTTTGCAACAATCCAATCACATTGCAACAAATCATATTCTAAACTGGGTTTATTCATATCCACCTCAACAAAAACCATGCTTTCTTTGCATCTGATTCAAATGAAAATGTTTTACTATATCTATTGTAAAATGCACCATATTCTTTGGTCAACCAATCATTGATACTCATATCAGTTTCCCAATGAACGTTGTCGTAATAATAATCAACAACTTTTTGATACAATGCAAGATTATCAATCATTACATAGATTCCTCAAGCTTACCTGTATATGGTTCATTCAACCAACGTGCGTAAGTGTCCGCTTGTTCGCTAATCTTCTGTAAATCGTATTTACCACAAAGTTTTAAAAAGTGTACGCCGACACTAGGTGTTATTACTCTACGCACATCTTTACGAATACAATCATCAATTGCTTGTTTGATATTTTCGGGTTGTGCTGTGAGGTCAATCAGCATTTTATTTCTTTGATAGCAATCTCGGACAAGCTGTTCTTGGTTATTATGATCCATCCAACGTTGCAACATAAAATTGTTGAATTTGTAGCCCATCTTATGACGATCCTCAAATGCCTCACGAATACCTACACGATTTTTAGAACCTTTTTCGGGGGCGCGGGGATAGGCTGTGAATACGTTGTCTGATGCGTCACCTCGGACACACTTCAAAAATAATATATACTCGGGATCTTCCAATAGTTTAGGTTGTTTAGTTTTCTTATCTATTACTGGTTTACCATTATCTTTAAACACTCCATTGATTGTGACAAGTTCATTTGCGACACCCGAATATCTTGAAACTTTGTCAGTGATTAACTGGTCAAAATCTGTATCTGTTGAAATGATGTAGTGTGTATCCTCTGGATGCAGTGCAATGAATCTTGCAATCATATCATCAGCCTCAGCTTCGGGGTGTCTGAGTACACTTACGTTAGTCTTTTCCTTGATGAAATTTGTAAACTTTTCATACGTTTCCCAAAACATTTTGTTTTCTTCAACCTCAGCCTCAGTAACTGACATTGCATCAACTATACGATTCTTCTTATAAGGACCGTATACTGCCTTACGCCAAGATTTCCCCTCCAAGCAAAAAACTACATGGTCAATACCATAGCGGCGTACTGCTTGATTAACACTGGCAAGTGTCAAGTGTAAGGCCATCCCAATTTTTTCTTCAAGTGTAGAGTTGCGACTTGCAACGTGTCTAGCACGGAAGAACGTATTTGCTGTGTCGATGAGTGCGTATTTCATATGTTTTTAAATTGTATACTAGACATGGGTGCAGATACTAGCGAAAAGGGAACAACGAATCCTGAGTACTTTTCCCATCTAGATCCTGTTGGTAGACCGTTTCTAGTAAAAGATAGTTTTAACGGAGATTGTGTATTAGTGGGCCAATTGCTATACACAGCATACGGAATCAACATAAAATATAATTTGTAATTGTCTTGCCTAGAACAAACACAAACCCTAAGTGTGCCTGTTTTATTTTTAGTGCCACCTAAACTTATAATAAGTTGTTTAGCATCATCATTGATACTAGTCATAACAAATTTACCGTCCGTGCCGTCTTCCCAATCCATTGACATACTATTCAATGTGCATTTTTGCGTAAATGGCATAAACATGGATAATGCGTTTTCCCACACTGAACCCATAGAAATTTCACCAGAATTTATATGTTGTAACAGTAGTTTACTATCATGTTTAGCATAACCACGTAAAGCTAACAAATCAAATAGATTTGGGTCTGTTTCTAACTTTTTACGATAGTATTCAATATCCATGATTGCCCCTTAAGTTAATAAAAGTATTTTATAGCCTTATCGATTAAGTGTCAACCAAAATTGTAGTACTTTTGCTTTCAGTTAATTCATTAACTGATTTTTCTTCACCAAATTCAAATAACCCTGTGTTGATAATTTTAGCCCGTCGATCAGGTTTAGGTTGTAAATGATGTTCGTTATTTAATGTGACTAATGTATGGCACATCTTACATAAGCATTCAATGTTAGATTCATCACGATTTCCATTGTTACCATCAATATGATTAATGTCTAATTGTGCTGGATGTAGAATAGTTTTAGATACACAAGGAAATCCATAATGACCATCCTTGTTAGCACATCCTTGATCCAGTTTCCATTTATCAACTTGGTGTTTTCGTTTTTTCCTATGTGCCGCACAAACTTGTTTGTTTGTGTTTTTTGTTTTTGAGTGTTGTCCAACTGTGTTATTACAATTAGGCATAGAACATTTCAAGTGTTTAAGAGGTGATGCCATTAACTTATCTCCGCTCTGCCGTCACCTAAGTCACGGCGATTTAATGTCGGACGCATGAGGTCCGATTCTCTGTTAGTTGGGTCTGCTTGCTGTTGCTCATACACTTCTAAAACTGTATTGCGACAAACTTGCGTCCACCATCTATCTATGATATCACTATCTTTGTCATCCTTTTTCATCATATAACCAGCCTTGATTAATCGGGCAATGAAAATTTCATTCCAATCAAGTTCAAAGGCGCCGCTATTGATGTTGTTAGGATCAACATCAACATTTAGAACAGCAACATAGGGTTCACCTGCCTGTGTTGCTTTTTCCTTAGCCGATAGTTCAACAACCTTTTTTGGTTTAGGTTCTTTGGGTGCAGATTCAGCCTTTACTTCAGGCTTCTTCGCAAATAAGTTCTTTAGTTTGTCCAACATCATTTTTTACCTTATTTAAGTATGTATCATATAATTTAAAGCTGGCAAGATTTTTAGCCTTTGATTCACACATGATATCAAAATTATCATAGAATGACAATGCCCAGTCGTTAACAGCCTCGTTCCAATAGAAGTCACTATGGGCACGTAGTTTTTGTTTGTTAAAGCCGGCTTCAATCAGCGTACCATAATCGGGTGCGATGTGTCTGTCAAAGTTGACAAGTACATCTTCCCTAGATACGGAATAGTGCATAGTAGGGCGCACACCGCGCCAACTATCAATAACCTTTTTAACCAAGTCATCATTACAATCAATGTATTCTCCTGTGTGTATCCAATTGTGATGAATGTCCATAACGATTGGCAGTAAGTCAGCCAATTCTAAACAGTCATCTAGTCCCCAACTAATTTCTTCGTTTTCGATAGTAATACAATTACGTGCTTCTTGCGAGAGTTTGGTATAGGCTTTACGAATACCTTCAGGACCCTGTCGTCCACTGATATGCACATTGATTTTGAAATCTTGAAATGTTTTGCCATAGCCCATAAATCTCGCCATATCTGCATGATACTCAAACTCCCGAATACTGTTAGCTACTACGTCTTCCCTATCACTTGCTAGAACAACGAATTGGTCTGGGTGCATACTAAGACGAACATTATTCTGTCGTGCAGTCTCACCTAAGGGTGCAAACTGTTCACTAAGAAATTTCTGATTGTCAGACGAATGCCAGAAGTCAAGAAATTCGGGATGAGTATAAAAACTAAGCATATCACTAGTTAGTCGTAGCATACGCAAACTTGGATCAAGAGTACTAACCTTTTTAATTAGATTATGAGTATTAGTGATATTGCGTTGTGCAACCTCTAATATCTTATCTTCTGCTACAGCCCGAGACTGGCGCTTTGCCCATGCAAGTGTAGTACCACCTGTATTTAATCCTTCGACACTTGCGATTTCGCCCTTCTTGTTAATCTCGGCAAATTTGCAAGCAAAACCAATGCGTTTAATAGTCATATATATTGTGTAAAGTAGTTGAAGTCTTAAGTATATCACTGTTCATATTATGTGTCAACCGTCAATAATTCCGTTATTGTATAGAGTTTTTTCATATATTTTGAAGGATTTGACAAAACTGATACTTCTATGTCACCCTTGCGCCTAGGACCGTATAAAGTGAAGAATTTCACGTTATTTATGGATTCAAAGATTTGAACCATTTCTTTAACACTATGTCCGACCCCATGACCCAAATTCTCTAAATTGTTACTAGGTTCTTCTATTGCCAACTTAAGAGCATGACAAATCTCATTCACATGAACATAGTCACGTATACAAGTTCCGTCAGGGGTGTCATAGTCTGTACCAAATACAGTGAAGTCACCCTTAGTGTGGGCTTGCATTAAATTGTACATTAATCCGTCAGGATTAGTTGGGTTGAATCCATCACTGCCAATCACGTTGTAGAATCTAAATGTTGTGTATGGGACTTTATTTACTTGACAGAATTCACGAACACAATCTTCAGTTGCTCGTTTACTCACACCATATGCACTTTCACATTTTTCGGCAGCACCTGTGCTAGCAAATACAAAGTTCTTTGTCTTAATATGTTGTAGAATGTTTAGTGTACCAAACAGATTAGTCATGTAATAATCAGTAGGTTGTAGTTCACTCTCACCTACATTGACTAATGCGGCTAAATGAATGATACAATCAAATTCTTCTTTAACCTTTAGTTGACTTTTGATATCAAGTTTATAATGTTTTTTGATTTTAAATTGAGGACCTACTATATCTAATCCATAGACTTCGTATTCGTCATTCAACATCTTACTTAGATGACTACCGATGTAGCCTGAGTTACCTGTGATTAAAACTTTTTTCATGTAAAACTGAATAGGTCAAAACCTATTTCCTCCTCAGTTGGTTCATAGCTAGGATCCTTAGTTAGGTAAGTTTCCTTGTCTGTATAGATTATACGATACTTGTGTTTATTTGTCAATACACTACGAATATCATCAATGCAAATTAAACTACGATTCAAATCCTTGATGTAATCACTATGTTTGACTGTTGTATGTTCTAATATTTTGGCTGTGTTACTGTTTGATTGCTTTGGCTTAAACTCATTAAAGCATTCATTCCATTTATGAAATACACCTGACTCTAAGTTTTGTGTATCTTGTAATGCATTTTTGTCATACCAAGATTTAGCAGTTGGGTAAGCATGATATGCATCCTTAACATCTTCTGCCATTTCTTTTTTGTTAGTTACAAAGAAAAATCTACCTGTAAAGTTATTAGTCCATCGTTGATTCTCTAAACAGAATGTAGGTAGTTGTGTAATCTGTTCATAGAACGCCATACCATAACTCTCAACTATACTAGGATTGAACGCAACTCTTGCACTTGTAATAAAGTCTACTTTCTCTTGACCAATAATACCAACACGAATCTCATAGGGTACACCAATCTTCTTCAATCGTTCTTCGAATTTCTTAGCACCATTTGCACTAGTCATTACTTTAGCTGGAAGTTTTGTTTGTTCTATCAAGTCACAAAACAGTTCTGGGTTCTTACCCTCTTCCCAACGACCAATAAACAATACACCTTCACGCGGTTTATGATGTTCTTCTAGTAATGCTTGTTCGGTAATTGGAATAGGTAAATGATAAGATGATTCATCTAGGTTAAGCCAATTGTATTTGCTTTGTGTACCAACACATACACCAGGAGTACTAAGTTGTTGTCTCATCAATACATTAGTATTGTATAAGAATGGGTTCTTTGTATCCTTAAAGATTTGACTTTCTAAATGTGTGTAGGCAATAATTTGGATACAGTCTTCTAGTCCCATTGTGCTTGCTACTTGTACAGTTTCGTATGTATTACAAATTAATGCATCATATAGGTTATGCTCTAGTGCTTCAATAATTGCATTACGAAAGTTAGCCATACGCTCATAATTGAAGGTATCACCATACATAAAGATATTGCTATGAGTGGTATATGGTAACGATTCTTTTGGTGAAATAATGTTTGCTTTTAGTGATTTAACAAACTCATTATCCTTAGGTTCTTTATCAGTGATGATATCAATTTTTATGTTATGACTATCCATCAACTCGCAAAAACTCTTTGCAAATTGACCAATACCACCATGGGGTATAAGTGTTTGATAACTGACTAAAAATCCAATTCGTTTATCATATGTCCGCATTCCATACCTCATCTACTGTGGGTACTGTAACCCAATCTGTCATCTCTGTTGTTTTAACAAAATGACCATTACTATCTTTTCTGCTATAGTCTATTATATCAGCTTTTTGCCTATATTGCAATACTTGTTCGGGTCCATCCCACCCAGCTTGTATTAACCAGCGCATCTCAACCATTATGTTCCCCATTCGTTCTTGAAAAGAGGTACTTGAAGTCTATCACTATATCGCCAACCTTTTTTCATTGCTAATTCTGCAACTGTTCTATTATTAAGATTATAAAGTTCGGGGACACCACCGCAAGGCATAAGATACACAGGACCTTTAAAGCCACGTTTACTATATTCATTTACTGCTTGTTCTGCTTCTTCTGCATCTTCTTTAGTTGCTATCACAAACTTTAAGTATGTATAACCAGTATTGTAATATTGTTGAACAACTTCAGGGCATATAGCATCTTCCCAACGTTCACCGCTGATGCTTAGTTTAGGACTTACACTAAAGGTAAGACAATGTAAGAAACGATGTTTCTTCCAATCAGTTAAGAAGTTAACTAATTCTGATTCTAACAATTGTGTACCATTAGTTTCAAAAGTCAGTTCTTGTAATCCACGCATATTATCATGTGATAACAATTCAGGATAACTACGTTGCCAACCTAGTAACGGCTCACCACCCGTGATAACCAAATGCTCATCTTTCCAACGATTATGAGGAAGTAAATCGGTAATAGTATCAACAATAGTATTGGTGTCGAGAACAGGACTGAGATGTTTGAAGCGTGGATCCCAACTCGCATAGCTATCACATCCAGTAGATACAAGTGGTAATGATTTATAAAATTTAAAACTTTCTGCATTTTCTGCAATAACATTTCGCTCAACACTTTTTTCTCCTTTAGGCATTCCAAAGCCATCGCATTTAAAGTTACAACCAAATGTGCGTAAGAACACACTTGGTACACCCATGTAACGACCTTCACCTTGCACACTATAAAACAATTCTGATATTTTTAATTTACTCATTCTTTAACTTTCTGTGGATAATAATATGTACAATCGCTACGTTGTCCGTACCAGTCACTAGTCATACCACCTAGATGTTGTAAACACCATTTAGCACGGTCATGTGCTTGCGGTACAGCCATGGGCCAGGGCGTGTTGTTGCGGCACTGAATGTACTGCTTGAGATACACATAACTTTGTTCACGACTGTACATTATAGACCTTATGCGAATAAATCTTCATTCCATTCACGATGACCTTCACGGAATGCCATGTTTGCTTGTGTTTCACGTACTTCAACACGATAGCACCATAGACGTTCTGCTTCACCGTTACCCCACATATCTGGAATATACACTCCATTGACATATTTGTAAAGCATATCGGCTAAACTCTCACAACCAATTCTTGGGAGAATAGTTAACTTAGCTAATTTCTTTTCTTGCAACATTTTGAATGTTTCAAGTTCTGGGTCATCTTGTGCTACTAATAGTGTATGGTCAAATTGATCCTCAAGAATCTTCTTCAACTCTTTTAGTCCACCATAGTCAGCCGCCCAGTTACGAACATCTAAATCGTCAGTACCAAAATAAAATTTCATACTGAAACTATAACCATGAATCATATTGCAATGACTGTCTGCACGCCATTGACGATATGCACACGGGAATGCATCGTGATATTCCTTAGTACTTGTAAATTTATATTGTCTTGCTGAATTCCAACGATGTGTTGTAAAGTTTTTTTCTAAGTGACGAATTAAGTCACCGGTTGATGAGTTTGCCATTATTTTCTCCTATGTTAATTATAGCATAGGACGCAGAATTTGTATACCGGGATGAGCCCATAAGGCCGGTTATCTTTATTTACCTTTTTTGACTTCTGCTTCCATAATTCTTTTTCGCAAACTACTGCTACTAAAACTATGGTCACGCCCGTTATAGATAATCTTAATATTTCTTCTTTCACAGATTTCTTTACCACTGAAATCTTTGTCTGCATATTCAATGCCCAGAATACGCACATCAATTGGTAGTGTTAATAGAATGTCAGACAAATCCTTCTCTGTATTATAAATGACAATTTCATCTACTGTACGTACCGCACTTAAACTAATTTGTCGTTCTACAATACTTTGAATTGGTTCATTCTTTTCCGGTCTATCCCATTGTGCATTGTTTTGCAATCCAGCAATCAAGTAATCACAATGATTCTTTGCTTCACTTAGCATTGCAATATGCCCGGCGTGTAATAAATCGAACTGACTAAAAGTAATACCAATAATCAATCCACGTTCTTTTAGTTCTTTAATCTTATTAAATATCATTTTATAAATCTCGGCATGTTAGCAGTACCGCCAGCGTATTCAAAACTTGACAACATGGGCAATAAACCTGCTAAATCGTCAGCAGGGTGACGCTCAATCATAGGCATACAATCACCGTCTTTGAGCATAAAGTACAATTTCTCAGTACCCTCTGCAATTTGATTTTGAAAAATGTGTTCTAAATCTTCAGTATTCATTCTTCAACTCCAAAATGTTTTTTAATAGCAGTAGCATAAAGATTACTTGAATGTTCTCCTGCTGATTCTATTTCGTAGGTTTTCCCTTCGTTGATACAGGCTTGCACACATTCCTGAACAGTCAAATGAAATAATCGTTCAATAGCTTCTTGTGTATAAGTATCTAACTCTTCCCAACAACCATCTGCTATCAACCCTGACTGGTATATCAAGTCATCAAATGCTTTGTTCATTTTTGTCTCGCAATTTGATAGAACTCTGCACGTGCCGCTGGATCATTTTTGAACCCACCACCTAAACGACTTGTAACTGTGCTAGAACCTGTATCTTCGACTCCCCTGGCAGCAACACAATAATGTTTTGCGTCAATCATAACTGCAACATCTTCTGTATTCAAAATATATTGTAGTGTGTGAAAGATTTGTTCGGTTAATCGTTCTTGGATTTGTGGTCGTTTGCTAAAGTATTCTACAATGCGATTGATTTTGCTTAAGCCAAGTACTCTGTCTTTAGGAACATATGCTACAGTGGCAAGCCCATCAATAACAACAAAGTGATGTTCACAATTGCTTTGTACGTTAACATTACGTTCACATACCATTTCATTGTACTTCATTTTGTTGTCAACAGTAGTACATTTAGGGAACGCCTCATAATCAAGTCCCCAAAAGATTTCATTGACATACATTTTAGCAACACGTTTGGGTGTGTCTATCAAGCTATCATCACTTAAGTCTAGACCTAATATTTCCATGATACCTTTGAAATGACTTTCAATCAATTCAATCTTACCTACACGGGACATATGACCTGTATAAGTTGTTGGCGTTTCAACACCCATTTTAACTAGATGTTCGTGTACTTGTAATCCTAATTCAGGATCTGTTTTTGTCTTATTGTAACTCATTTGATAACCCTCCGTTGTGAGTGTTTTGTTTTGACATTTTGTAACCTTTGTGTTACATCTTTATTTATGCTTATTATTCGGTTACTAAAATTTCTTTAGCATTCTCATACCCACGCTCGTAGTCCTCAGCGTCTGCTTCTGCATTTTCTACATCAGCATATGGGTTAAAAAATTCTTCATTTGCTAATCCTGATGCATAGCCCTGCATATAGGGTGCTTCTGCGTATAG